CGCAGGTGGTACTTGATTGGGTACCGACTAAAGGAGTTAACGAATTTGAAATATTTGTTGGTGGACGTAGATTGCGTAAAAATGCAATACCGTCATACCAGTTCCAAGAAGTTGATGCAAGCGGAAACGTAATAACAGGACTTATTGATCAAAATAGCCCAGAAGGAGATACTGTACTACAACCAGAATTTACACTAGCAATAGACGATAATGTTGCTACAGTTAGTCTTGTAGAAACTCCAGCTGAGAATAGCAGGATATTAGTAGTAAGAAAACTTGGAAAAACGTGGCAATTGCCAGGAGAACAACTAAGATATGCAGATAATTCAATTGCGAATTTCATCCGCGGAGCAACAACTGACTTACCTAAATAAATACACTAGCAGGAAGATAAAATGACAGATACATTTAAAGACTTAAACGGCGTACTACTACAAGGACACATCAAGATTACTGATCCTGAAAGTGGCGAAGTTTTAATAGACAAACGAAATGCTATTCATTATGAGAATATGAGTATAGCACTTGCCGAATCGTTGGCGAACGCAGGACAAGGACCCATATATAAAATGGCATTTGGTAACGGCGGAACGGCAGTAGATCCAACTGGCATTATTACTTACTTAACTCCAAACTCAACTGGTACAAATGCAAGTCTGTATAATCAAACTTTTGCTAAAGTAGTGGACGATCAAGCAAGTAATAATACAGATCCTGTAAGAAACAAAATTGAAACTAGACACGTAAGTGGTACTAACTATACAGACATACTTGTTAGTTGTTTGCTAGATTATGGCGAACCTAGTGGACAAGATGCTTTTGATACTACAACAAATACAGAAAATTTATATGTGTTTGACGAATTAGGCTTAATAAGTGCAGGCGCTAGTGGCGCAGATGGTAGATTACTAACACACGTTATTTTCCATCCTGTGCAAAAGAGTCTTAATAGACTTATCCAGATTGATTACACTGTAAGAGTGCAAAGTTTAACCGGTTTTAACGAGGTGTAATAGATGGCATACGAGATTAGATATTCAGATTTTGTAAACAAGGGTAGTATTGTTATTGAAGACAATACAATTAACCAAGATACTTCCTTAGATTTACCAGGCAGAAATACAACTGCTTACGGTGCTAGTATTGCTGGCAATTTTTTAAAACTATTAGAAAATTTTGCTAATTCAACGCAACCGCTTAATCCAGTAGAAGGTCAGCTGTGGTACGACAATAGCCCAGGAGTTGATCAACTTAAATTATGGGATGGTACAACTTGGGTAGCAGCAGGAGGATTAAAAAAATCAAATCTTCCACCAGAAGCACAAAATAGTATTATTGGAGATCTTTGGGTAGATACAGACAACTCACAACTTTACTTGTTTGCAGGCTCAGGATGGGTGCTAGTAGGTCCAGAATTTGCACAAGGCTTAGCAACTGGTACACGACCAGGAAAAGTTGTTGCTATTGACAATAACGAATACGATGTTGTATATATTGAAGTAAAAGGTGAAATACTTGGCGTAATTGCAAGTGAAGCGTTTACACCAAAATCTTCAATAGAAGGATTTCCAAATGGAGTTAGACCTGGGGTTAATTTATCAGCAAACAATATAGCAGGTGACGGAACGCCGCAGTTCAACGGTATTTCAGAAAAATCGTTAAATTTAGTTGTTCCAGGACTATCTGCAGCAAATGATGTGTTGATTACAGCAAGCAATGTTATGCGCAAAGACGCAGAAAACACTACTAATTGGCCTATTAAAGTTAAAAACGCATCAGGTGTTAATATTGGTCTTACAAACGAGCTTAAACTATATGTAGATGGGTTTGCAGGTGTACTACAGCACGATATAAGCGGCTCTAATTTACAAATAAGAATGAATAATGCTGGCACTACAAAGACAGTAATAACTGTTGATAGTACTGAAAAGGTTGGTATTAACAATCCAAGCCCGCAGTATGCATTAGATGTTGACGGAACAATACAAACAGATGAACAAATACGTGTTACTAGCTTAACAGATAGTAGTGGTGTTAGTAGCGGAAGCATTATAACAAGTGGCGGCGCTGGTATTGCTAAAAATTTAAGCGTTGGCGGCATTGCTGATATAGACGGACCCCTAGTTATAGGTAAACCAAATCTTATTAATCCAGATACTGGATCAGTTAATCCAGTATCAGCAGCAATTTTACCGGATTTAAATAATTTAAGAACTATTGGACAGCCAGATAAAGTTTTTAGTGCAGTATACTCTACAGAATTTGTAGGAAGTTTACGAGGAGACGTACAAGGATCAGTATCAGGTAGATCTGGACAATCAGATAGACTGTCATCACCAACTGTATTCCAAATGACTGGAGATGTTTCAGCAAATAATATTAGTTTTGACGGTCAGCAAGGTACAGTTACATTTAATACTGTAATTGATAGTGCATTTATTAATACAGCACCAGCAAATACAGGAGTTGGAGATGCAGCTCAACCAGTTGCATCAGAAGCAACAGATTTATTTTTAATAAGCAAACCTGCTGGATTGTTTCAAATGCCTAGAGATAGAATACTAGGAGGCATTAAAGCAATTGTTCCAGTTGGGTCAATTATGCCTTATGCAGGAATAACTGACGATGTTAATATTCCATTGCCTGCAGGATGGTTAATATGTGACGGATCAAACTATTTAATTAGTTCTTTTGGTTCATTGTTTAGTAGAGTTGGATATAGTTTTAAACCAAAAGGCGATGTTGATACAGAACAAGGAGTAGCAGATCAATATTTTGCTGTTCCAGATATGCGTGGAAGATTTCCACTAGGCAATGACAGTATGGGTAGCAGAGGATCAGCAAATGTTGTAGATAGTGACGCTGCTGATCAACACGGTGGTAAGAGTGGTTTAGAAAGAGTAACACTTGGAATAACTAACTTACCAGAACACGAACACGATATGGTAAACGATAGAGCAGGTGCAGAAGCAGCAGGTTCGCAATTTTATGCAATTAGCCCGACAGCCGCAGTACAAAATTTATCAGCAGATCATACAGTACAAGATGCTGATTTAATTGGTACTAGTACTGGTGCATTATATGCAGGTACAGGCGGAATACTTTCACAGAGTACAGTTGGTCAACCATTTGATATATTAAATCCGTTTGTAACACTAAACTATCTAATTTATGCAGGAGAAGACAATTAATGGCTTACAAACTTAATAAAACAAACGGAACACTACTAACAGAATTAGTAGACGGACAAATAGACACTACTTCCTGCGATTTAACACTTATAGGTAGAAATTATGTTGGCTTTGGCGAAGCATTTAATGAAAACTTAATAAAATTGCTTGAAAATTTTGCTAGTACTGGCGCTCCGTCTACACCGATTACAGGACAAATTTGGTACGATTCGTCAGAAGCACGACTAAAAGTGTATGATGGCTCTGCATTCAAATCAAATGGTCCTATAGTACAAAACACACAACCTCAAATGGTTGCTGGTGATATTTGGATTAATAATTCGACAAATAAGTTATACTTTTTTGACGGAACAGATTTAGTATTAGTAGGACCTGTATGGGAAAATGCACAAGGACTAAGTGGCTGGGAAGTTGACACAGTACGTGATAGGTCAGCAGTTGACCATACACTACTAAAAATGTATGTTGGCGGAGTACTAGTAGCATTTGTAAGTAATGATGTATATACTCCTACATTAGAAGAACAATCAAAATTAGGAATAACAACTGGTATTAGAAAAGGTATTAGTTTTGTTGATGAAGATAATTTTAGAATTTATGGTGTTGCTGACGCTGCTGATTCATTAATTACTGACCAATTAGATCCTGACACAGGACTAAGAATTAGAAAAACAGCTGGTCAATTTTTACCATCAGGATCTAATGGAACAACAACAGGATCGTTGTTTATTCAAAATCAGTCAGGTTTAACTATTGGTAACAGTGGACAAACTAGAATGTTTGTTACTGCTGAAGGCACAGTAATACAAAACAATGCCATTAATGATACATTTAGATATAGACTGTTAGGAGATACAGACTATGACGGCATAGTAATAAATCCAGCAAATAGAGGATTTGGTATTAACTTAGGTGCAGGTGATTTACCAACAGCAAATTTAGAAGTTAACGGTGATACAATCATTAGAGGTGACTTAACAGTTCAAGGTAGTAGTATTACAATTGAAACAAGTACTCTTACTGTTGATGATTATAATATTGAACTGGGAGCAGGCGACACCACAGTTACATTAGATGTTGCTGTAGCTTCAAATATTGCATCGCAATTGTCTGTTAATGAGATTATTACACAATCTACAACAAATGCAAGTGGATTTTTTAAGAGTATTTCTACAGATAGAACACAGATTGTAATGGAACCAAGAGACGGTAATTTTACAGCTAGTACAAATACAGTAACAGCGGCAAGTGCCGGAGTATTATATCAAGCAGACGGAGCAACTGAAGTTAATATTGGCAGTGTTGCACAACGAACTGATGCAACAGCAGACGGTGCTGGTATAATTGTTAAAGGTCCTGCGTCCACTACAAATTTATACGATAAACACGTTAAGTGGATTAACGATACGGTTAACGGAACTAACTGGGAATTTAGCGATAATATAAATCTTGTCGACGGTAAAGCATTTAAAATTAATGACATTACAATGATTCAAGAGAATAGTGGCAATACTTTTCACGAGCTAGGTGCTGCAATTGAAGAAGCATCCGGATTAAGAGATATAGGTATTATGGATCGTTTAAGAATTCATAGTAGTATGCTACTTGATGAACTTAGCGGAACACCAACTATTGCAACATCGGCACCTCTTACAATTGATAGTGCTGGCACTATTACATTTAAAAATAGTTCAAGTAATGTTATGCTTACTGGTGCAGCAACTACTCAATATTACACTGGTAATACAGCCGACGTTGCTAACAAAGACTATGTCGATACACGTATGGAAAGTAAAACTATTGCACTACAGTTAGATGTAACTGATATGCCGCAACCTGGTTTTTCAACGCTTGAACAACAAATTATTGACACAATTACATTTTTACATCCACCGTACGAACTACGAGAAAATACGTTTGCAAGAGTTCTTACAACAGCATTGAGAGGGCAAGTATCAGGAATTAACGTACAAGATGCAATACAGGTATCAAGTATTGGTGTTGATTTTAGTGATATTAATACTGTTGATCCGTATGGTGCTGTACCAACTTCTAATGGTAGTAACAACCAACAGATAATAGACTCTATTGGTTTTATTAGCTCAGTAGACGGTACTGTTACTATTAAAGCAGACGATGGTGCTGGAACTCCAGCATCGACTAGAGTAAAACGATTTTATAAAGTTGTAGATGTTGCCGGAACAAACGTTTGGCAATCTTCTGCAATTGGACCTTACGGAGAATCACCGGGTGATAGTATTCCACCAGTAGGGTGGACACCGTAACCAAACTGAGGCAAATGCGATAAATACTATATCGTAATAGGGGAAGTTAACTAATGGCTTACACAATATTTAATACTCGCAATAATGAGCTTGCAGTAGTTGAAGATGGTACAATTGATAATACCACAGACTTAAAATTAATAGGTAAAAACTATGCTGGTTATGGCGAAATACAAAATGAAAATTTTGTATATCTTTTAGAAAATTTTGCAGGAGCAAATCAACCACCAAGGCCAATTGCAGGTCAATTATGGTTTGATACTGGCGATCAAAAATTAAAAGCATACGACGGCAACAATGAAAGCGTTTTTGTTCCCCTTGGAAACGTTCATATTGGAGCTAAACCGTCAGGCGCAGCAATTACAGCAGCAAATGTTAATAAAGGCGACTTATGGTGGGACGATGTTACAAATCAGTTGTATGCACATAATGGTGCGTTAGCAGGTGATCCGTTTGTATTAGTTGGTCCATCAGGTGACCAAAGTATAAAAACTATAATTGAAGATGCTACAGTTTACGATAGTTTATTTGCAGGACAAGCAGACCCAACACCATATCAACACAAAATCTTAAAAGGCTTTATTAATGATGTTGTAGTCTTTACTATGAGTAACGACGAGTTTGACTTAGATGACAGTAATGCTATTAGTGGATTTGATAGAATTAAAAAGGGTATTACCTTAGTTAATACTGAAAATGCAAACAATGGCGTAACAACTGGAAATTATGGATTTCACGGTAGTGCATCAAATGCATTACAATTAGGCGGAACACTAGCAGCAGAATTTGTACAACGATCAAATCCAACGTTTATTACACAAGTTGATATTGCTGATAATGATGGTTTATTAATTGGACCAAACGACGAATTTTTATTAAAAGTTAGCTCAAATGAGCCAGTTATTGAATCAACTATTAATGGCGCAGCTATAAATTTAAAAGTAAAAGACAGCGGCGGAAGTACACTTACTCCAGCACAGATTACAGCTACAGGAATACTTCCTAGTGCAGATGCCTCAAGTGGTATATTTAATTTAGGTAGCAGTACTAAAAGATGGAATGAAGTACACTCTGTAAACTTTAAAGGTATAGCAGACAAAGCTGATCAATTATTAAGTAACGGAACTTATAAAAATGCTGATAAAGCAAACACTGTAGATACTATTGTAACACGTGACAGCGTAGGCGATATATTTGGTACTAGCTTCCGTGGAACAGCATTATACAACAGTACAAACGCAGCAGACGCTGTTACAGCGCGAGTTACTAAAGCTGATAGTGTACAAGTAGACGGTACTAGCACCTATGTAAACGCTACTACAGCAAGCACAGCAGACAAATTAGCACTAAGAGACAGTAGCGGAAACTTATTTGCTAACCAATTTAATGGAGTTGCTACTAGAGCTGCCACAGTTCAAGTTTCAACTGGAGTAA